TCATTCCTGAAGCATTAGGTAATATTGATGTAGTACCACAAGCAAGTGCCTCAAGGGGTGGTAAACCAAAGCCCTCTCCACGACTAGGGAATACAAAACAATCGGTTTCGTATAATAGATCTCTTAACTTATCTTGTCCTACACTCCCCAATCTAACCTCTACATTAGGGTACTGACTTTTCAATATAGGGAATGGTAACTTCCTATGAACACTCTTTAATATCAATTTCACATCTGCTTGCTTCCCAAACTCCTCTACAAATGCCCCAAAGAGAATATCCCAACCCTTCCTATGGTCAAAAGCATTATACATAGAGAATGTAAATACTCCATCATCTTCTTTCTTCTGGTAGTAGAAATTATCAGGATTATATCCCAACGGAATAACCTCTGTAGAAATGCCTCTGGTCGCAAAGGCATCTCTGCAAAACTTACTCGGTACAAATATCTTATCAGCCATTTCTAAATATGGTATCCATGCAGGGTCTATCTTTGTGGATTCAAACATTGAAAACAGAACCTTAAATTCTGTCTGCAAACTTTCTAGTGGGTGAGGGTATGAATAAACTACTCCAACTTTCTGTCCTGTGTAGTTATGTGTAACAGGGATTCCTGCATCTTCAAGTGCCATTATGAGAGGTGTAGTGGATTGTCCATATCCATGAGGGTTGTTGTTATTCTTCCTAAAGAACACACCATTGCCATCCTTGACTGGCTCTGACACTTTTCTCGCTCTGAAATACTTTCTTTTCTCTAACTTGTTAGCAAACCTGTAACCCCTTTTCTTTATAAGATAATCTATCCTCTCCTGCTTGTCCACCTCTACTAATCTGCCTCTTTTGTTTACTAGGATTGCCATAATCTATTGTAGCATAAATTACATAAAACACAATAGGGGCAGTAAGCCCCCATCATGCCATTAACAATTATAAACTATTACCGATTAAGTAATGTTTACATCAAATAAGAACTCAGGTCTAACTGTCTTTATTCCATAAAGAAGGTCAAGAGTTACCTGTTTACCTAAAGCATTTGGGCTGTAGGAAGCAGTTAATCTCATTGATATTCCACTATCTGGGTCAGTTACAACTGTTTGAGAAACACCCTCACCATTACCATCAGTTGGTAATGCTCTCATTACTAGTGCGATAGCATCTTTGGTATAAGCCAACATATGCTCCGTTGCAGGAGAACCTGCAGAAACTACTAATTGAGATTCAAAAGTATTTATTCCGAACATATCACCAAGTACACCCTCTACGATAGGTGCTCTTGAACCATACTCATTCAACTTTGTGAATTTGTCTGTTCCCAGTAAAAGATTTACTGCAGTTGGACTTGCATAAAGGAATTTAGGGTCAAGTTTAGGTGCTTTTGCATCTACAAATGCCTTTCTTATTAAAAGCATTGATGCTTCAACTTCGGCATCACTTGAATATGAGAAGGTGATATCATTATCTGCCTCCGTATACTCACCTGCAATATCTGTTTCTAACTCTTCAGCTAGAGCAATTACTGCATCTTTGATATATAAACCTCTAACATCTTGATTTGCCTCTGCTCTTGCGACATCTTCAACGAGGAATGTTACCTCATTATGATTGTCAAGAGTAACTTGCACAACATCGTCAGCAGGTGCTTGAAGTGTAACATTTTCGTTAGTTACCTTGGCATTAACACTCAATGCTCCTGTTTTAGGAATATTGATTGTATCACCAAACTTTGCTACTGAAGAATCCAAATCTCTCCTTACTGTTTTGGCAAGGTTAAGATATGATCTCAATGCCGTGATGGCTTCATTCAACCAAATCTCTGGAATGAATGCATCTGCTTGAGTTACATTTATTGAACTATAATCTGTCATTATTCTATTTTCTAATTTTATTTACTGTAGTCTATCCTACCTTCTTTAGTCCAAGTATCAATATCTTCTTTATTCTCTAAATACCACTTATGGTCTTTTAGTTTTTCAGTCAATTCTGACTTTGAGATTATAAACTCTCCACTTTGACTTTTGGTAGTCGCATTTGCCTTAGAACCAATATTTGAGCCATCATTAGTACTAACCTCTGCTAGATAAGGTTTTTGAGTCAAAAGTTCTCTCACGACTTCTTCCGTGTTGAGATAATTGCCATCTGTTCCTGTCATGAGTTTAGATTTGTCTAGGAGTTTCACTACTGCTTCGGTGTCCACTACTTTTAGTTTTGAAGCAATATTTACTATCTCACTATTCAACCTGCTCTCCGATAGGGAAGACTTTAATGTTTCTACTTCCTTCTCTCTTTCCTCAAGAAGTTCCTTAAACTTGCCCTCCTCTTTCAACTTCTTCTGAAGTTCTAGGTCTGTGGCTTCCTTCAATTTATCTGCTTCTTTGGCTTTCTCATTTAATTGAGTAAACCTCGGATGCTTGAAGACCTCAGTCCATTGCTCATCAGTTAGTTTTAACTCCTCAGCAGGTTTGTCGGTTTTTTTAATCTCCTCAGATTTTACCTTTTGAGTTGCTTCCACCTTCTGATTTTCTTCAGTAGTAGCATTCTTGGATTGCTTTGTCATAATAACTTCCTTTCTGCCGTAATTCGTTTTTTACGAGTTCATACTCGTTTACAGCAAATAATATTAAACACTCTAATATATCACACCTACAAGATAGAATGCAATAGTCTGCCACTTTTACTAAAAACTTGATTCCCTGAATCGTATTCTTCTTTCAATGGTTTGTAGTATGGTTTGAATCTATGTTTACAGTTTCCACTCCATGCTGTCTTGCCGTTTCTTCTTACTAACAACACATGATTCTTTTCCAACTCTACATCATAAACATACCCATTGTAATCTACTTTCTTTAATTGAACTCCCCTATAAGCAATACTTGGACTTAGATTGTAGTACGCCCTCTTAGAGTTATTCTCTCTTATTACCCAACAGGCGTGCTTCGGTAGATATTCCCCATTACTAAACTTCACAGCCCTTGGCTTTGGTGGTTTCCTAAAACTTGGATACTTACCGACCTTAAATATTGCTTCCCCTAATTGTCCTGCCAACCTTTCGCTTGAGGTAAAATAGGTTTTAGATTTAGATTCAAATCCCTTATACTTGCTTTTGTTTACAGAGCCATCTCCTAGATGATAACCTCTTAATAATTCTTTAAGAATTTCTGGTATCGCTTCCAACACAAACTCTGGCATATATTTTTCATAACTTTTGCCGAACTTCTTAAAATGTTTTGCCCATTGTTTATTACTGATAATAAACCTGTTCTTGTTTTCATAGAAACCCATTCCCAATAGTTCTTTCCTGTACCTATTCTTTCTTGGCTCACTTTGAGAGATAATCACTTTATTCCTATCTATATGACCCTCTGCTAGATAAGCACCTAACAAGAATGCATACTGTTTAATATCTATACCCTCTAATGGGGATTCAACCTCCTTGCCTTCCCAGTTAGCAGTCCTTAACTGTTTATGATTCTTTTTTATCGCCTCACTTGTAGACATTAACTGCCACTTTATATATCCTCTCCCACCTTTCCCATGACTATTAGTTCCTACATACATCATGTGGTCTGGTGTAACCATTAAATCAAATGAGTTACTCTTGAGCGAAAACACCTTGCCCTTATACTCGTATGCTATATGTTCTACATAATCAACCCATTCCATTTCTTGAGTTTCAGGGTCTATGGACATTATCTTCTCTCCCTGTAAGTTCTTAAACAATTTCCAACCCTCATTCGTGTAAACTTCTGTATCATCACTGAAACAGTTAGGATGAAATACCCCTGCATTATAAGCATCATCTAGGGTACGATACCCCTCTGTCTTTCCTGTTAAACTAACTATCTCACCTTCCCATTCTAGACATATATCACATTGACAACCTGAGTAGCTGGTTATTTCTGCCAAGTCCATTCCCCTTCCTAACATTCCGTTTACTGCTCCCTGATTGTAAGTATTCATCATCTCGGTTCTAGCAAACATCTCTGAATATTTAACTGCATCCCATTTCCTTCCTGCTGAATCTAACAAATACACTCCCTGTTTATCCATATAATCTAACATCATTCCTTTGATACCTCTCAATGTTCCCTTCTCAACTCTCCCCTCTGAGATTATCGCTTGGAGTTTCGCCTTAGTTCCTTTTGATAGGATACTACTAGAGGATCTCCCTATTCCACTTACTGCCTCATCAAATAGTTTCTTAGAATTGCCTGCTAGATTTTTAATAGAATCATAATCATAATCAGTATATTTCATGTTCTTAACACCTAATCTCTTGAAATATGCAAAGTCATCTGACATACCACTCTTGTATGCATACCTCAAGTTAGAAAGAAACCAAGGGTCGGTTTGACTAACCATCTTCCTTAGTTCTCCATCTATCCCTTTAAGAATCCTCTGCTTCTCTAATAGTGAGTACGACTTACTTGCTAGTATTCTTGCTGTTATTCTTTTTGTTGTCTTGTCCACTATTGAGCTGAACAGTTTGACCCTCGTTCTTAACTCCTTGTTGTTCATCTACTCTTGCTCTTAAATGAAATGCTTCATCTGAAATATCTGCTTTCTCTTTGTTCTCTTCTTTAATCTCCTTCAATACTGCATCTGCCTCTTCGTCATCCATATCCTCTATAACCTTGATTGCTCTCTTCCTTGAAGTTAAACCACTATCAATCTTAACTGATTCGTTTGTTATTTCCTCAACCTTATCATCTACAACACCATCAGCAAATATTACATTAGGGATTATTGGTTCTCCTTTATATCCAACCTCGCCTGCCTTATTTCCTTTTTTAGCGAACAATGAAGCAATCTCTATTGCCTTCTGTATACCTAATTCGTAGTACAATGCTTTTCTGTTCTTCTTGGCAAGGGTTCTTAACATTCTTAGTTTCAATGCTCTGCCACTCTCTACTACCTTTCCACCTTTTCCCATATCCATTCCAACTACATCTGGTGATACCTCTCCGAATAGGAATATCATTTTAATCATCTCATCTATCTGGGTGAATGCTACCTCTAAATTGGCATTCCATACGATGTACTCTGGTATCTCTCCATCTTCCCCTTTCTCAACCATTCCGAGTGCTTCTTTCTTAACATTATTATCTTCATCTAAAATACCCTCTGGAACTGCTAATATAGGGTCGCTGTGCTTATCAAGGATATTATCAACCTTAGTCATTCTGTTGTTTATACCAAAGAACAATGATTGTAGATCCTGATAATCTGATGCTCCAAAATACTTGTTGCTAGTCCTGAAGTTAGGGATATGAACAATAGGTATCTCCTCAATCCCTGTCTTTACACTTTCTTTATAACTCTTACCTGTCTTCTCATTGTATGTTTTTACTGCTACCTTTTTCAATACCTCCTGACTACTCTTTTCTTTCATTAGATATACAGATGTTTCTATCAATCCCTTTGTATACTTCTCTTTAATCAAATATGATTCTAGTTTACCACCCTCTTTCTGGAACTCTTCTCTCCATGCTAGAACTTTCACATCTGGGTCTTCTCTGAAGTTTGATGTTAATTCTGGGAAGTACATTGCAGGGTTTATATCCTCTACTTTTATCTGGCTATCTTCTACCCTAACCCTTAGAACTGCATCACCCCTTGCAGAGTTTAACAATGCTGATTCGTATAATTGGGTGCTCAGGTTGTTCTCTTGCACAATGGCATTTATAAAATCCTGTTCCTTTTTATTCTTTTCCTTGGATTCAATTACTACTTTCTCACCGAATAGTACATCTGCTATTACCTTAGATAAAAGCCCTGCAAAGTTGCAGGTCATATACTTCAGGTATTTATACCTATCTGAGAACTTACTACCTAACTCTGACATATATGCAGAGTAATGATCTCCTTCAAGCAACCTCTCATAGACACCGTATTGTCTTAATCTTAAAATGGAATCTTCTTTGGGGAACTTATCAATCTTTTTAACTGTCTTCTTTGGCATAGTTTTTTGGACTAAATTATCTACTATATTTTACCATATTAAACAAACACTTTCGCCTTCCTCGTAAATGACCTTGCTTTTCTCTTCTGCAAACACATTGTAGCAACATACCTCATGGCATCACAACCATGGTCGTTCTTCCCTATTGGAACATTTAATGATTTGCCTGATCTATCCTCTGCCCATTTGTATTTCCTCAACTCGCTCTCTAGGTTAATGCTCCTCTTGGTTATGTGCATTTTATAACCCTTCAAGAAGTCAATACCGAACTTGATACTGTCTGCACCCTTAGTTGCACCTTTAATGTTGAACCCCTTTCTTTTTATTGTTTCAATACTCTTTGGTTCTGAACTATCTGCATAGGTGTATATATCTCTCACAGGCATTAAATAACCCATCTTCTCTGCTATATCCTCATTCAGTAATCCTGTTTCATACAGTAACTCATCCCAGTACAACTCATTGTCCTTTGTATAGAGTGCAACAATGGCTGTAGGGTCGTTGGTATATCCGAAATCCAACCCATACCCAATCAGTTTACAGTCAGTAGGTATCTCCTCAACAACATCCCAGTTGGTATATATAGCACCTTGCAACCTTGCCTTCTTCCCTAGTCCATACACTTCCCACATATAGTTATCTGCTGTTCCTTGCTCTATGTTCTCTGGTGTAGGTTCGTATCCTTTAATCTTGTTAATGATAGCAGGTGGATTATAAGGATTATCAAGCATTGTAGAGTGTATCTTCTTTACATCTTTTCTTTTCTGTAAATCAAACACCCAATGAGAATCATCATAAGGATTGTAGTCCAGAATAATTAAACCACTCGTTCTCATTTCTAACTGGTCAAAATCCTTTTTGGTAATCTCCATTGTTTCATTAAGCCAGAGGTGATCTCTTTTCTGTCCGTGAATTTTCTTAGTATCATCTAATCCTACAAACTGGAAGGTTGCATTCTTTATTTTATACTCCTGAGCATTCCTCTTTTTATCTATATTAGGGGATACAGGATATCCATTCCTTTCGCATATTTCCTCAAAGTCTGGTACTAACGAATCTCTAACCCATGTCATTTTACTTCTTGCTATAGTCAGGGTGAACTTCTCACCTGCTAGTGCCTTTAATAACCAGAAATAGAATATGCTCCATGTCTTAGAGGAGTTGTGTACTAGAAGCTGTTTTCCACAATCCAAATAGTAATTATGGTTATCTTCTACCTCTATATCGTAAACAGTATCAAGTGCAATCTCTTTTACCCCAACAATATCATCTAGTGTTATATATGACTCCATATTCCCCTCCTTCTTGAAACAATATCTTTTATGTATCCATCACTAACTCCATACTTCTCGGCAAGTTTTTTCCTACCGTAATATCTGTTTCCTTTCTCCCTCTGTCCTTTTACATACTTTCTGATTTCCAAAACATTTTCTTCTGTTAGTTTAGATGTCGGATTATCCTCCCCTTTTAATGGTAATTGAAACCCATTGTCAAAAGAGTGTTGTACATTGTATTTATGTGTAACATATTCTAGGTTGCCAACCCGATTGTCAGTTTTAATCCCATTCTTATGGTTAACTTCCAACCCACTTGGCTTCACTCCTACGAAAGCCATCATCACAAATAGATGTACTGTCCAACTCTTATACTTTCCGTCATCTCTTAACAATACTGTTTTCATATACCCACCAGATGAACAGGCAGGTTTAAGTATCTTTACTTTTCCTGTCCTCTTATAATTCAAAGACCTTAACCTCCCAAGACTAGATGCTTCATATCTTGAGAAATTAGGTATTGTTTTCCATGTTTCTTTCATTCCAACATTTTACCATATGTTTTAGAGAATGCCAACCCCCTTCGTACCAAAACTTGTGGTCTTGAGTTGCCCTTATCTTGTTTCCATCTTTCAATGTTATCTCAAAGCAAGGTTTATCATTCTCCATTTTGAAGATGTTTTTCACTCTCTTATACTCTTTATTAACACCAGAAAGTACATAATCACCCACCTTTACATCAGAGATTTTCTTACCACCTGTTTTTGTAACTACTTTTTGTTCACCAGAGAAACATCTAGAACCACCCTCATGGCATATTATCCTGTAGTCATCTGCTACCTTTACAGTCCTTTGATATACATTAGTCAGTTGGAGTTTCTGGTACATCTTCCTCCCTTGGGTTGATTATTTCTATCTTGATCCCTTCTATATTGTCCAGTCCTATATCTAACTTCTTTTGAATCCTGTTCTTCAACTGATTGTATTCTTTGATAGCACCAAGTTTTGCTGAAAATTCTGCATCTTGAGTTATTAGAAACAATAACTCCTTGTCTACTCGTTCATTACTTAGTCCTCCAAGTTCTAATAATTCGTTGATTTTCTTCAGGATGTTAGTCTTTGTTAGTAATTGACTAGCACTCGCTCTAGCCCCTGCATAAGCACCTTTATGCTTTACATCAATATTGTATGCCTCTATGTATGCTTGAGTGCCATTTCCGAAGAACTCTTTGGTAGTTGCAAACAACTTACAAAACAATTCCTGCTCTGGATTCAGTTCTCTTTTTTTCATTCTTCCTTATCTTTTAAGTTAAACTCTACTAACCCCTCTTCTCTTAATTGTTCAACAGTTGGTAAATCCTCCATCCTAATAGGTTCTCTTTTAATAGAAGATTCTAAACGAGTTACATACTCAATGTATTCCTTACTCCACCCTAAAATACTTCCTATAACATTCTGTATATACCAGAAAGTATCTATGTCATCTAAGACCTCACTATGATTCTCTATCCAATCCTTAAATGTTCCTAATTGTTTCTTATTCACCTCTCTCCTTTCTCAAACTTAATTATCTCCTGCTCCATTAAATAATAATATGTCTTCCACAATTTACATCTATTGATCCAGATATCTCCTGTAGTCTTTTGTTCAAAAACATTAGTAACTGACTTCCCAAATGCCCAAGCCATTATATACTCAAAGACACTAGGTTCTACTACTAGATGCATATCTATATTTTCAGTTATTATTACTTTCATTCTTCTTTCTCTGCTTATATTATATATTAAATACTTAAACCTGTTCTCTCGCCACTTTGTATCGCCAAAGAATAGGTGCAAATACTTAATCTGTCATTGCACATAATTGCTCATACTTCGCTTGTAATGAATCCATAGTCCATTTAACTATCTCATGTTCTACTCTCTCTAAATACTCCTTATCTCTTGGTCTGTTCTCATCTAGCCACTTCATGAACCAGATAGAATCTTGATGTGCTGATTGACTTCTTAATACATGATACCCAGAGTTCAAACAACACCCATTCCTCAAATCCCATCTCAATCTTCTATTCCTTCTCCCTACTATGTGATGAGGGTTCAAAGATTCTTGACTCCCACTTACCTCACACTTCCCCTTTGACAATATAATCTCACTCCACTTCTTATCTAACTTGTCCTCTAGTTTCTTCCTCGGTGTTCTCTTTCTGTACTTTCTGGTCATCTTAAACATTCAACTGATTTTAGGTATTTGGTATCTAAACTGTAGCACTCTGTTGTATATGTTTTTAGCTCTGCCTTCTCTTTAAACCTCTTTCTTGATATTAACCCTACTATCTCTCCTCCTGTAAAATCTTCCTTTAAGTGTACGAAGATATAGGCATCTAAAATACTTACCTTGTTCTCAATCTGCCATTTCGGAACTCTTAAATATCTATCCTGAAAAGAACCCTTTATATCACATACTACATCTATCATCTCACACTTCAATGTTATGTCCCCTTCTATTTTCCCCTCTACAAAATCCCAGCCAAAGTCCCTTTCAAATAACTTGTGTACCATGTATTCTGCTGTGTAACCCATCTTATCATACATCAATCCATCACCATCTCCCTGTTTTTTATCTTCCTGCCCACTCTTAAAATCAAACATCCTCTCTGCATAGTCCCTTATCTTCTCCTGTTCCTCAACTGTTAGATCTATTTGTATTCCTTTCATGCTCGTGTTGGTCTTCCTACATAACTGTTTGTAAATACTCTCCACTTCCTCAAGTTCTTCTGGTGTACCTTCTTTTCAATAGAACCATCAACCCTCTTTCTAACCTCAACCCCCCATCTGCTTTCTGCATAGGGTGATTTGAACCTTGAATATACTGTCTGAATCTTCAATTCAAACTTCTGGGCAAGTTCTGTCGCTGTATAATACCCTCTTAAATCCATTAAATATCCTCATCAAACTTATTTTTATAGTGTTCGCTTATTTTATTATATTCCATTTTATAATAATCTGCAAATTCTTCTGTTGTTGGCTTCCTTCCTAGTTCCTGTTCTTGCAATCTCCATAGGATATCCCTGAACCTCTTGCTAGGTGATTTATAATTATCTATTGCATCATTCTCAGGTAGGTTCTTTATAATCTCATCTATATCTACCTTAACCTCGTTGCCTATTGTAGTGTCTGTGAGGGCTAGGATACCCACCGATCCTCTGTAACTATCTATATCTCCAATCTCCTTACTAGATAGTTCTATTAGTGAATCACATTTGAAACTGACTGAATCGTCTGCCCTTCGGTTGTAATTCTTTAACTCAACTTGTATTACTTTCATTTGTCTATATACTTAAATTAAATTCTCCACTTATGCCCACAATCTTGGCAGATTGCTACAAGTTTACTTTTACTCTTAACCTTGCTATTAGTAATCAAGGGGATTATCAATATCAAGCCAAAGGTACATACAGCGAGTAACAACCATATTGACCACCCAAGACACCCTCTCCTTTTAGTTGAAATCTTCATTTCATTCTCAATCCGAATATTCTCACTCCCACACTTTCTACATATTTTCTTCTTCATTTGCTTTCTTTACTTAAATTATTTATAAACTTTAATACACACATTCATTGTTTCCTCTGCACTTTCCTTACTTTTACCATCTTCTATCAAGAAAGACCTTAAACTCCTCCACATCTTGTATTTTATACAACCCAACCCTACCTTTCCAATACTGCTCACTATTTCAGACGCAGTTTCTCTGTCCTCTCCAATGTCCATATAATACATACGAAGTAGCCCTCTCAATCTCCAGTTGTCCCTTGCAACTAGTGTTAGCATCATTTCTGGGTATCCTCCTTTCTGGGTGTGCATCATAAATAGCCATTTACAAAACCATTTAGTGAATCTTTCACCAAACATTTCTTCCCACCTTTCTTTCTTCACTTGTTTAATCCTAATAGTTTAATTGCTTCTTCATAGGTAACTACACTCCCATACATAGGTGAACAGAGGTCTTCTATAATGTGATCTATCCTTGCCTTCCTGTTCTTCATATCCCAAATCTTACTTCTTACCCAATCAATCTCGTTCCTGTATGCCTCAACCTCTTGCTCTATCCTGAAATCAACATCTATAAAGTATCTCTCCCACCATGCCTTTACTCCATACTCTAACTGCTGATTCACATGGGTTGTTTCGTGGGCTATCTTCTGTTTCCCTACCTTGTTCTTGCAATGGATAGTATCTCCGTATGTAAATATAACCTTATCCTTCCATCTCACTCCAAACTGTTCAGCACATCTCTCGTATATAGGTGGTTTACTTTTTGAAAAATATATCTTCATCTCTTTCTATACTCTCTCACAAAATTAGTTATTAAATACACTAGAAACCCTCCAAATACAACAACACCCATTAAAGCAGTGGTATTCATTCTTCTTTATCTTTTAAATTATCTAATCGTTTCTTCTCTTCTCCCAGAAACTATCGGAGAGTAGGAAGTCATTATTTGCACCTGCAATCTCTTCCTTTATTCTTAGTAAACTCTCCTTAAAAGCAGTATCACTCATCCCTTCATATAGTTTGATACTATCAATAATCTCGTATGCTTGTGCTAACTTATTACGAATTATATTTGCATTAACTCTTAACTCTGTTACTTTACTCATTCGTCTGTATATTTAATTTAGATAACCTTTTGATACTCTGCTCAACTATATATTGAACAGAATATGCCATTAACTCCTCATCTCTTTCCACTCCATTATTATCTAATAGATAACCAACCGAATGTACTGCTTCGTGTGCAAGTATAGATACTAATTCTTCTTTTGGTAAACTTTCGTCTAACCAAATTACTGGATTTATACCCTTAGAAATAGATATTGTCCTCCCAAGACAAGAAGAAAAATCAACACTAGGGAAATATTCCTGTATGTATTCCTTACTTCTAATCCAAACACTTACTTCACTTTTTAATACAGGAAATATAATATTTATATGTCTTATCCTCCTTTCTTTCATTCTTCTTTATCTTTTAATTTATTTAACTGAATATAAAGCATATATTTGGGGAGTCGTGTAGTAACACAACCTACTAATTGTTATTAACGGATTCCTGTTATTTAACGGCATCATAGATTTGTAATTATCAAAACCTATTTAGCCACAGTAAGCGAGAATATAACAACTCCCCGAATACACGCTACATATTAAATTATCAAAGAACTCTTTGTAACGATAACAATAGATAATAATGAATCTTGCTACCATATGAACCCTCTACTTGAGTGAGTTCCTCTTTGGCTGTCCACCCCTTTTTCATTTGTCTTCCTAGAAATTTACCAGCTCTTATTGTTCCCCTTGTTCTATAATTCATTCCCTTATATAGTTAATTTATCTAATAACTTCTTAAACCATTCACTCTTTTTAAGTATCACTACATTCCCCTGTTTTAATTCTTCGTTTATTACATCTTCTATCTTTTTATTCTGTTCTTCCCTAGCCCTGTCTATCTCTTGCTGTACAAGATTTGTAATTTCTTTTTGTATTTCATCTGTACTTCTATCGTCATCGTCATAAACAAATCCCTCAACTTCGCAGTATGCTCGGCTATGATATTCAGTTAATAAGTCATCTAATTGTCCTCTCCAATCTTTCTTATCCATTACTTTTGTTTTTTAATTTAGATAACTTCTTAAACCACTTACTCTTTTTTAGTATCACTATGTTTCCCTGTTTTAACTCCTCGTTTATTACATCTTCTATCTTCTTATTCTGTTCTTCCCTAACCCTGTCTATCTCTTGCTGTAAAATATCTAATGTGTAATCTTCTAGAAAATCTATAAAAGTAAAATCATCAATATCTTCCTCTATATAAATATGTTCTACTCCATCAGGGGAGGTATAATCTATCTGGACAAATCCATCTCCATAACTATAACTAACAGTTTTATTTATATACTTAGCAATTCTCTTTTTAAGTTCTTCATTCTCCATATATATTACTTAGTTAATTTAATTTCTTAGCAACCCTACTAACCAATTCGCTAAACTCTGGGTCTTCTGCAAAACCTACTCCTATTGCAACATCCTTTTTACACTCTGCGTATCCCCTATTAAAAGCCCTGTCTATCTCTTGCTCAATAAAAACTAGCAGCTGTTCCATTGACCAAACAAATCCCGTCTTCTCTCCTTTTCTTATTTCCTCAAGCCAATCGCTCATTCTGTTAAACAACTCCTTCCTTTCCTTACTCCAATTTAACTTTTTGTATTTCTTCTCCATATATATTACTTAGTTAAATTAGATAAAAACTCTCCTGCATCTTCTTTCCCATCAATTACATCTTTCAAATCACTAAACCTTACCTCCGTATCTATCTCTATTTTCTCAAACACCTTTCCTTTCATCCCATCTTGCACTCCTTTTGTATATCCTTCTTCCCTAGCCCTGTCTATCTCTTGCTTATTATCTTCTATCCTTAAATCCCAATACTCTAATAACATTTCTATATCATTCATAAAAGAAAGTGCATCTCTCCCTCCGTATTCATCGTATGAATCCCATTTCTTAACAAGTCCCTTTAAGTATTCTTTTATATTTTGTTTTACTTCTTTCTCTTTCTTATCCATAGGTATATAAATAAATTTAACTATTTGCTTTTGTCTTTTCTTTCCAGTTAAGTTTCTTGTATTCCCTAACTGCTTTTCTCTCTACCATTCGGAGAGGGTTTACCACTCTGAATTTAGATCCACTCTTATTCAAAGGTTCTCTAAGGTTCTTGGATTGAATCCCTGCCTTGACTGCCCTTTCCCTCTCCTTTCTCTTTATTGCCTTTATGTGCTTCATTTTTCCTCCCTGTATTTTCTGATTATCTTCCAGAACATAGCCCAATCTGATTCCCTTAGGTCTAATCTCTTTGCTAATATTACAAACTGTCCTACTGTTAAATCTGCCCTCTCTGATAACCACAACATATCTTTGTATAACATATCATCTATATTTAGATTCATTTTTCTTTTTCTTAGAATTTAAGTATGTATTCATATCTCTCTCAAACTTTGCTACTAACTGCTTCTTTCTTCTTCTCCCTACTTTATCCAGAGGGATGTTTAACTTTTTCTTTATCCTCCTTTTAGTTTCTATTGTCCTCCCTATATTAAGAATGCTTTGTAAAGGACTGTCTGGAATGTATCTTGTTATTTTAACCCCTTTTCCTATGTCTTTAGATATTTCCATATTACTCTGCTAACAATTTAATTTCTTTACTTGCCTCATCAAAGGTCATTCCTTTTATCTTCCCCTCATAACCTAAATCCTGTAGATACTTCCCCTGTTTCCTTGTAACCATTTTTACAGTCGTTTCAGTTGAGGTGTTGTCTTGAGTGTCTGCATCCTTTGTATCGTCTATTGCAAACAATCCGTTGAGGGCATACTTCCTCGCATAACTTGAAGCCGATCCTGTTATCTGTGCTTCATCCATACCTTTCTTGGATTCTGCTTCTCTTGCAAAGGCAGTAACCATAACTCCTGATGCTTCTTCTTTAGTTGCTCCCATTTTACTTATGATTGCATTTGCTCTTACATAATATCTTTCTCCGATATTCACAACCTCATCAGATATAGTCAAAATACATTTGTATTTCTTTAATAGAGGTTTTACTGCCTCTAATATATCTTCTGCACTTCTGTACTTATAATTACCAAAACTGTTCATTTGGTTCTTAGGTACATTCAACTCGCTTTGTATCTTTAATAATTCTTCCATTTATCTAACTTAATAACTTATATATGTTAATGATTTTTGTTTGCTTATGTCCTCCTTTCTGTTTAACTTATTTATCTAACTACATATTATATTGTATTGTATTCTATGTCAAGAACCTTGTAATTTCTTACTATGGGAGATATCGCATCCAAGTAATCCCCCTACAATAGCACTTTCGCAGTTTTATGAAAATCTACATTTTTAACAGGTCTTGAATCGCCATCTGTTTTCTTAGGATTGGGGTAGTATTTTTGACAGGTTTTTCTAGGTCGCCTTTTAGGTATTGAAGATAAGAGAGGGGGTCATAGTTTTTTCTACATTTCTGGGTAACTCTCCAAATACAATCTTTGAACTCTAGTAGTTTATACTTCTTACTTAGATCTACTCTCTCTTCTATTACTTCTCCGAGTGGGAACAATTTTATATATTTCATTTCTTTATATTTAACTATATATATTTACTTAATTCACCTAACTTAAGATTTCAGTTCAAGTTCAATCTCCCCTATGTTTTAATACATAGATAGAATTTCTAACAGCCGTGATTATATAGGAGTTTATGACTCCGTATGACTAACAATATTGTCTTTTTGTGGTGTTTAAATCACCAACCCTTTCGGGATTTCTTTACTCACCTGAACTTTGAGTTCCAGACAAGTCAATCAAGGTTTCCCCTCTTACTTTCGTAAGCATCCTGTGGCTGTAACCTCTAAACCAGATCCCCACTAGAATGACCTGTTCAATTAAGAACTGGATGTAATAGGTAGTTAAAGCACCTACTACATTCAACCCTCAATAACACAAAAGACACCCCGAAGAGTGTCTAGTGTGATGCTTTGTATAAATACAAATTGGCTGAATCCAAATCTGTTGTGTTCAGTTGTATTTATATTTATATCTTGCATAGTTCCATTATATATATTTCCCTTGCGAAGTAAACCCCTATTTACTATAAGACAAAAAAGAACTAGGGGGTGGTTTCAAATAATGGAGAAAGACTCCTGACTTAAACCTCGGATTGCTCCTCAGACCCCCTGTTTTCCTAATACCTACGATGTTTTTTCCTTCTGTGTGTTTTCTTCTTCCTCTTCTTTGTTGGATATCCCTGTTCCCCATGAAGATTATCATGGCAGTGGCGACAGAGAAGAATCAAATTCTCCAAACTATTGTCTATTCCATAACATTTAGGGCGAATATGATGTACTGTTAATGGGTTTGCTTTAGAACCTTTATGACTGCAATATTGACACGTTTCTTTATCTCTTTGATGAACTGCTTTCTTCCAATCCCTCACCCTTCACCTCTTCTCTTTGTCGGTATTAGTTTTTAATGAACTGAGTCTTAATAACTCAACAGAGAAGATACTGGGGCTAAACCATTAAAGTTTCAGTACCCCCTCTATTCAATTATTTAGTATACTTTTTTTATTACTCTTAACCCCTCTGTCTTCGCTTGCTTCCTAGTCATAACGAACCGATATCCTTCTAAATTCTCACACCAATAATATTTTTCCATCTTATATTGGCATCTTCTGGATAATCTCTGATTCTGGATAGAGATCTCGTACAAACTTTCCAAGTCCAACCACCCCTGCTGTAAAGGAAGCGACTAGAATAGGCATTAGGTAGGTTTTGAAACTTGTGATGGAACTAAAATCTTTTGGAGTTGCCGACATTAGACATATTGCTAACATAGGAATAAAAGAAGCAACAAATGCTCTTCCCATTCCCCATAGATTTTTCTTCCAATCTGGATACGCATCCTGAAACCAATCTGGTATTCTTTTCTTTGCCATAGAATTATAATTATAAATTATTTATTTAATATTTGACTTAGTATCTTCTCAACCGATTCGCTTACCCAATCCTTTATCTTTTTAATAAAGTTGGTCTGTCCTTCCTGCTTAAACTTATCAAACTTGAACTGTAAATCTCCTAAATCATCGTCAAGTTTATTATTCTCTATTGCTAAGTCTTCATTCATTCTCATGTATTCTATAACCTCATCATCACTTTCCTTTCTTCCTGCCATTTCTGTTTTGAGATTATTTCTCAATTCGTCATTCTCTGTTTTCAAGTCTAATAAAACCTCACTCTGTTTCCCTAGATTGGTTTTAAGCACATCTATTTCCTTAGATAAGTCTTCTATCTTCTTTTGGCATTCTAACTGCTCTGGGGGTATTACAGGGGGTTGTGGGGGTGCTACAACGACTGGTGATGCATTGATATTGGTTACTTTCTTTGTGGTTACTTTCATTCTCCCTGTGTCAGCAACCCAACCTGATTTTTTATTGAAATAAATATCCCACCATGTATAGCTGTCATTCTTCCCTTTTCCAAATTGCTCGTTCTGTGAAGTACGAGAACCATCGTGAACTGTACCGACTGCACCAATTAAAATATCTCCTGTATCAGTAAAACCTGTTCCTGCTCCTGACCTTATATTCATTTGTCCTGTGAATATTACTTTATCACCTATTTTCATGCTATTACTTTCATAATTTAGATCCTTAAATAAACTCAAATTCAAAACTGAACCACCATTAAACCAAGCATTTCTGATATTTAGGTTATGGATACTTCCCCATTTGAACCCTGCTTTGAATACTATACTCTTATCAAAGTAATTCATTATGTATCTTCCTCTCTGTAATCCAAGATGTAGATGTGTTGTATAGCCACCATTCAAACTTGCAGGTGCTATATAACAGATAATATCACCCTTTTTAACATAGGCGTTTGCCTTTACCCATCTGTGGGTATGAACATAATAAACTTTCAAATCTGAGTTTTCTATATGTTGAATACAATAGCTTCCGTGGTTTGCACTTCTGTAGGGTACTTTTCCACTTGCAATCGCATAGACAGGTTTTTCTGCCAATGCAGAAATGTCTATTGCTGTGTTGGTCGTGTTTGTATGATAGGTTTGTGTTATATACAAACTACCATTTAGTGGACTTCCAAATTTTGCCATGTTTCAATGACTCAACTTATTATTTAATTCTATTACTTTTTCTTCTTCTTTGCAACCTTCTTCTCTCTTGCTTTAACTTCTGTTAGTTTCTTCCCCTTTCTAGGGTTCTTTACAAAGGTGTCTCTGGTTATCTTTATCACTTTTCCTTTTAATCTTCTGAATCCATTTTTATCTCTTAATCTTTTAGGCATAACTATGCTGTTAATAATTTAACTATGTTATAAATAATATTTGCTGTACTCATTAAACCACCTGCAATAATAAAAGAGAAAAACCACTTGATCGCTTTGTATCTTGTAACCATTTCTTCAAAGATAGTCCAATACCCATTATCTTTATATTTACAAACTATCTTCATTGTATCTTCTGCTCTCTCTACAATATCACTCTCTGTATTTCTTCTCACATAATCATAGGAATAATTAACCATATATGCCAGACCCTTATCCTCGTATTCTTTATCACCCAATAATACTCTCTCTATTCTCTTTTGACTTTTCTTCATTTCTTCAAAATCTTTAGAAAATTTATCAAGACATGCTTGAATGGATTTGGTTTCTATTTTAATTAGGGACTTTACTTTCTTTTCTGTGAGGGACATTATAGTGCTTTGATTATATAAAATATACCTATGTATGGTGGCTTGTTCTCTTGAGTTGCTGAACCACTACTATTAGATGTTAAACCTGTTCCACCAGTTGTTCCTGCACTTACTGCATTTGTAGTCGGTGCTGAATAACCTGTGTTGCTTGCACCTGCCGAACTTGAAGAACCAGATATAACAACCCCTGTGCTTTGTGCAGTTGAATTGCTAGAACTATTGTATAAATTCACCATAACATTTGCAGTCCAACCAGTAGAAGATGCTTGGTACATATACATCTGATATTGACTTGCTCTCATTATTCTTGCTCTATATGTTCCTGCTCCATGGGAGTGATTCGGTGTACTGTGTCTATGACTTGTTACTGTATGACTATGAGTCCCTGTAGTATGGGTATGACTATTTACTGTATGAGTATGTGCCATGTTATTTGTAGAAGCACCACCCTGTGCATTTTGAGAATAAGAACTTCCTGCACCTACAACGAACCTATCTCGCATATCTGGGATATTAAAAGTAGTAGATCCATCTCCTGCACCAAAAGCATTTCCTTGAATGGTGTATAAATCTGAGTATGTAGTTCTGTTGATTGCTGAACCATCACAAACTAACCAACCTGTATTGAGGTTTGCATCTGTACCTGCCCATAACAAAACCGTTCCAATAGGAACAGCAGATGTTAAAACCGTTGCTGTGTCTGCCCTTAATTCATTATATTGTGAAGCAAGAACTTCATCTCCTCCTGCTACATCACTTGAAGTCCATATCATAGTTCTATTCCTTTAGTTAAGTTATCGTTAAACTCCAATCAATAGTTAGAGTTTCTGCATCTGTTTTTGTCTTAGTAATTACAGCCCTTGCAAACAATGTTCCTGAATCTCCTGCTACTGTTGCATCATCTCCGAACAATCCTATTTCTGTTAATGTATCATTCGCCTCTGAAGTGCTGAAGAAAACCCTAAAGTTCGCTGTGTCTGTTGTAGAACTCCTAACACTAATTTGTTTTCTAATCAATTCAGTTTTCAATGTTGTATCCCCAACAGCAGGAGCATCTCCACCTCCTGAAGCACCAGTTCCAACTGCAAGATATGTAACATCCCCTTTTTCTGCACCTGCCATTCTGCTTGCCAAGGAATACTTCCCTACAGTACAAGCAATATTGTGCAATTCAAAGATCTCTACCTTCTTTGTTATTACATTTTCTATTGTTAATTTTACATTGCTCTTTATTTTCATACCTATATTATATCATTTTAAGTCGTATCCCATTCTGCAATATCCCATTGAGCATCACTATCATATTTATAAGCACCTGTATGTTCAGTTAGGACTGGCACCCCATCATCTAAGGTGAATGTTTCTGCTGTTACAGTTGCTATTTCATCAACTACCTCGTCTGAAGAGATATTAAGAGAGTTCTTATCTCCCTCAAGTAACCCTATTAAGAATTGAATAATCCCCAACATTTCTGTTGATACTATTTGTATTGTATATGTAAATTCTCCTCCACCCATGGATTTTGAAGTAACACTCTTAACAACAAAACTCTCATCTACTTCTAAATCAGCAAGGTCTATTTCTATATATTCCCCTGCTGTAAATCCTGAAGTGAGAGTTTCAAAACTTCCACTTGAAATTGAATCTGCATAATCAGTTAATTCTGCACTCGCCCTATCTCTTGCACCTTCTATTGTATCTATGTTGTTGTCAAAGATAGCGAACTCAAATTGTCCATATGCCTCAATAGAGGTTGAATCTTCAACAGCTACTAGAACAGGTATATCATATTTATAAGCAAAGGTCATAACATTATCAGCAGTTGGTGCTACATCTGTTTCAATATACTTTTCTTGGTAACTCATCAAATAATCATAGTCATCAAAACTATCTACATTCTGTATTCCTACTGTCTTTGAAGTTACACCATCAAGTATAGTCATTTCATGGGGTTTCTCTGGAAGATAGAAAACAGTCTGTTCTCCATCTGCTACCTGTTTAATAGTTACCTCATCTGAAAGGTATGTTCCACCTCTCACATAAACACGATTTCTTAATGCAGAATTGTCTACCTTTAATCTCAAATTCTTGTAGGCATCACTATCACTATCAATATTAAAAGGAGTAGCATCACTAAACTTTACTCCATAATGAATATCTTTGTCATAATCTATATGCCATTGCCTTCCTGTTAGTTTTGTTATTATCGTTAAACACTCTGAGGGTGGTACATAGTTAAATGTTAAGTTTGATATTGTTATTCCCTCTGTTACATTGCTGTAAGTGATTCCAGTTCCTCCACAGTAGTTGTCAATTATATCTTCAATGATTTCCTTGTCAGTCATATCCTGATAACCCTCAACTACTAAGTTCCTATCCAGATCCCTTGTATAATCTACACAATCAACACCCCAACTGACAAAAGAACCCTTCTTTGTAGGGATTACCTTTAGTACTCTCCCCCCAAATAAAACAGTTCCATCTTGGGTAATTACAACCTCCTCATCACAAGCAGGTATATTACCACTATCTCTAATAGTCATATCAAAACCCATTGTAGAAGCACTAGAACCCATATCATCTTTAATGGTTATTGTTCCATTTGAGATACAGGTTGTTCTGTCTGAACCATCTATTGTTAGTGTATAACTAGACATAACTTCTTCTATTGGTTCTCAACTTACCTACTATCGCATCTCCAATACTTTCTGCATATTCCTGAGCAACTTCTGGTGAACTTATATTTGCACCTGACATATTGATACTTAGATTGATTCCTCCACCACTACCACCCATACCCATTGCAGAAGCATTTATATTAGGACTTATCATTGGACTGATTGCTGTTGTAACTGCACTATCAATACCACTCATAGCATCTTCAACTAGTCCTACACTATTCCTAATTCCGTTTGCTATTCCTGCACCAATATTCATACCAACTTCGTCTTCCATAACTGTTGATGGTGAGGATATTCCAAAGAACTTCTTCACGGATGCTGTAACCTCTCCAACCCAACCCCTTAATTTGTCTTTTATCCAAGTTGCTGAATTTTTTATACCTTCCCATATTCCTGCAACTAAATCCCTGCCTTGTTCTCTCATAGAGATTACCCCTTCCCCAAGCGACTTTCCGATAGCATCAATAATTTGGGGTATCTTAGCAACTAATTTAGGAATGGCAACTATCAAACCTTTTGCCAATTCTATAAGTATTCTTATTCCTGCATATAGAATCAATGGCATTAAAGGTATAATCGCAGTAATAATAGATTCTATTATTGTTGGGATGTAGTCAATCAAATCTGGTATTGCTTCAACTAGCCCCTCTATTATTGCTATTATTATTTCTATCCCTGATTCAAAAATCAATGGAAGATTATCAATCAATGTCTTAACTATGAGTAAAACTGCATCTATTATTGTAGGTATCAAGTCAGGTATTATCTCGGTTATCCCTTCTATTACTGCTAGTAATATCTCTATACCTGCTTCTAAAATCATTGGAAGATTTTCAACAACTGTATTGATAATTGTCATTACAGCATCAAGAACAACTGGAATTAAATCTGGTATGGATTTTATAATCCCTTTTATTAGTGCTACTAAGAGGTCTAACCCCATTTTCAATATCAATGGGACTAATTCTACAAGAGCATTTATAAGAGTATCTATAATCAGAATCGCTGAACCAACTATCATTGGCAAATTATCTTGTAACCCACTTACTAGACTTTGGATTATCTGGACTGCTAAATCTAATATCATTGGTATCTGATCCATTATCATAGAAATCATTTCTGACAAATCAATACTAGAAAATATTTCTTTTACAACCTCTCCTATTCCAACTAATATATTAGGTATAACCTTCATAACATTCTTAAACACATCTCCAATAGAACTGGCAAAACCCTCAAGAGCATTTGACATAGTATCAAGGTCATCAGATGCAAAGGCAGTAAGAAGGTTACTCCATGACGCCTTAGCACTATTTACTGAACCAGTTATAGTTTCAGATGCCTCCTTGGCTGTTGTTCCTGTAATCTTTGTTTCTACCTGAACTGCATGGATTGCTTCTATATACTTATCAAACCCTATACCTTTAACATTCTCTGCTGTGGCTGTAAAACTCTTTCCCATTACTCCTGTATCATTTATCAACCTAGCCATCTCTGTGGCTGTTCCACCATATCCAAGTTTCAAGTTGTCTAACATCATAAAATTCTGTTTGGCAAACCCTTGATATGCATTCTGTATCATACTTATATCTGTTCCATAAGTATTTGCATTGTCTGACATATCTTTGATTGCCATATCTGAGAGTTCTGTTGCCTCCTTTGTATCTCCACCTAGTGATTGCAATAAACTTGCAGAAAACCCTGTAACTATTTCCATATACTTATTTGCACTCAAACCTGCTGTCTTGAATGCCCTCTCTGCATTCATCATAACCTCTCCTGAAGAATCTTCAAACAACTTCTTTACACCTCCTGCAAGTTGTTCGTATTCAGCAACATTCTTTAATGAAGTAGCCACAAGAGCACCGATTGCAACAGACATAGTTGTTATTGCTCCAAGAGCAACCTTTCCTACACCGACTGCAACTTTACCTACTTTACTAAAAGCAGTACCAATTCCCTTTATAACCTTTGCAGATTTTGATGTAGTACCACTAATTGTTTTAGTAACACCATTCATAGATGCGACAAAACCTTTTGTATCGGCAACTACTTTTGCTGTTATATCTCCAAGTTTCATTTCTTAATTTTTATTAACTTAGACTTTTTGCTTAGTTCACCTTTTAGTTTCTTCAATCCCTCTCGGTCAATCTTATCTCCTCTTGTATCAAAGCCACTATTACTCAGTTCCCTAAACAATCTGTTTGGGTCTTCAACATGGGGGTTGTGTGTTATCATTAACAACAACAAGGCATCTCTCCTTTTTCTGTTTTCTATACTCTCTAAAAGACCTAATAGTTCATCTATATAAATCTCATTGAGTATATAGTGCAATGTCCACCCATACTCTGAAGACAAAATATCAGTTAATCCATAAATCCAATCCCCTTCACTCTTTACTTCTTGGACTTCTGTTTGAACATTCCTGCTATTTCGCCAAATTCTTTTTTTACTCTCTCAATGTCATTGACCTTCAATATTGCATTTATAAGAGCCAATGTGTCAGCCAGATCTAATACTTCAATTTCTGCTACTGGTATCCCTGAGAGATTAAACAGTATTCCAAAAATATCCCCACTTGAGGTGGATATTAAATCAATCATAACTGCTACATTCTTTTCTTTATCTTCCAAATCTATGTTACCAATCTTGTCTGGATACTCTTTCAGTATCTTTAAGGCATCTAGTAACTTAACTAGAGGGGAAGACTTTACCTCATAGTCCTTCTCATTTATTTGTATCTTTAACTTTTTCATATAATTTGCGACTCTTTAAGAGTTCTATTGCTAAAATTATTTATGCTGTAGAATCACCTATGAAACCGAGATAATTTCCATCATCTTTGGTATCATCTAATAGGGCTTCAAACACAACCTCTACTATCTTTTCACCATCATTAGTGAAAGGTAACTCTATTGTACTTGCAACAACTGCTAAGTGAATAACAACATCATCATCAAGAGTTGCGACTGCATTCTCTGATGGGTGTAATACTAATTCCTTAGCATCATCTAAGAGTGAATCTCCAACTGTTGAACCGACTGTTAATTTTCCACCTGTGGTTGATCCTTCTGGTATTGCTACTACGAGGTTAGAAGCAGTTGCCTCTGCTAGAGGTACTTTTGCTGAAAACTTCTCGCCTAACAATCTCTTGTCTACTATGGTTTCCCCATACATATCTACTGTTACATCATGATATATTGGTTCGTATGTTACAACAACTCCACCTTTCGTATGACCTAAGTCCACATCATTGAATGTTACTGTACAAACACCGAGTTTAACATTTGCAATATCTGCCATGTTATTAAAAACTAAATTTAACTACCCTTTAATGGAGTTTGGAATGTCATGGTGATTATTTCCTTACATCTAGGACATTTAATCCTCAATCTTCCAGAGTATAAATACTCCTCCAATAGCAAAGCATGACAATTAGGACACCTTAATTCTCTAAATGCTTCACCCTTATATTTTAACATATTTACCTCCCTCTTACCTTACATCTAAAATTTGCACTATATTCAATCCTGTTTTTATCATCTCTACCAAGGTTACTTATCTCTCCATTTAATAATATTGAATAGTAGTAGTTTCCACCAACTACAAGATTTTCATTGAATGTTTGATGCAGTCCACTTACTATACTTTCTATCTTTGCAAATACTGTACTGGCACTTTCTCCTCTAATTAAGATCTCAAAACTAGGGTATGGAATAGGCAAGTCAATGTCAGGAGATTGCCCCCCTGTCGTAAATACAGCAATGACATCAGTTCTTACATCTGGAAGTGAATCCACAAACAGATCAGTTCCAAGTGTTGCATGACCTTCATCTTCAATATGGTTTGCTACTTCTAGTGCTACTTGCTTCATTAGAATAATATCTGTTTCAATTTATTTACTGTCTGCCCTTGCCAATCCCCTTTGTTTTGTTCAATAGGATCTTCTAAATATTTTGCCTTCCTTCCATTCTGAAAATGATACTCTGGATGCTCATGTAATCTTGAAGCATACGGAGTATAATATCCAAACTCAAAACCTATTTCATTCCCCAATGGAGTTACCCTCCAACTATCTTTCAATGTACTAATATCTAAAGGACATTCCTTTTCTGATTCGTTTCCTATTATATCCACCCCAACCCTAGATGCCTCCCACAACCCCTCTACTGTCTTCTGGATTAACCCTTTTACTTTTTGTGGTATATCACTACTCCACTCAATGCTAACTTTCGCCATATAACTTGCAAATCAATTTAACATCTCTATAATGCCCTACCTCATTCTTTGGCTTGGATACTTTTAATACTAGATAATCTCTATCATCATATTCAATCTTCTGTCCTATCTCTATATCGTATTCTTCCAAAGGTAAATGTATAGTCAAATCACTATTGGTTCTTTCCCCTCTCTTATCTAAAACCTCAACTGATTCTTGTACTACCCTTGCCTTTGAAACAACGCCTGCTGTCCAACCCTTCTCTCCATAAGCATTCCTATCATCAACACCATAAATTGTAACGGCTGAATTAAAGTTCATAATCCTTTATGTCTAAATTAGAAGTTTCCCTTTTCTGTTGAAAATTCCTTTCAAATACATTCTTGACTTAGGTGCAATCATTCTCTTAACATTCTTAGGTATATTGTAACTATACCCATCAATGTTCTCATCTTTCTTATCAACCCCACTTATGAAGAAGTCATCTCCCATCTCAATCATATATTCTACCTGTGCCAAGGTGGCATGCTTTACTGCTTCTGGAATGAACTTGTAATAAATAGAATTGACTAATTTGTAGTCCTGACTTCTAGGGAACTTTGCTAACTGATAGATCCTGTATACCGAAGTGTTATCAATAGCACTTGAGAATGCACTCTCTACTGTTAGAACTCCTGTTGTGGTATTACTAATTATAGTCCTTGATTGTCCTGCATTTGTACCTCCGATTATTTCAAGCATACAATAAGAGAACCTATTCTCTGTCGTACTATTTATTTGAGAACCTGAATTGGTATCTGTTAATGTTAATGTAGTTCCTGCTGAAGCAGTACCCACTATATCGTATCTCATAAATGAATTTTGGAATCCTACATAACGATCTATTAGTTCCTCTGCAATATTCATTCTCTCTATTGCCTCATCATCATCCGTAATTGCTATATCTGCATAGGATGATAACTCTGCTTTGGTGATATAACCCCTTTTAGTTTCTATTCCCATATTATTTGAAAATCAAATTAACATTTTGCCCTTTTAACAGTTACCTCGTAATCTTTCTCTTCTTCATTATACCATTTTCCTTTATTCGTTGATTTCCATGAAGGGGTGTCTTTTGTCTTCCAACTTTGCCTATTCCTCGTTTTCCAACTTGGTGTATCATCAGAACTCCAAGGGCATCTAGCACCTATTATGAACAATCCTCTCTCACTAGAACTAATAACAGTACCCTCAATATATAACCCTCTCTCAGATTCGGAGGTATCAATACCTTCTACATATAAACTCCTCTCTGAAGTATCTAACACCCTTCCTTCTAGATATAGATTTCTTTCTGAATAATTGACAACCTTTCCGTCTATATACAATCCTCTCTCGCTACTGGTATATATTCTGCCTTGTAGGTACAGCCCTCTTTCCGAGCCATCTAATATCTTCCCCTGTATATATATAGACCTTTCGGAGTTATCATATTCCTTTCCTTTAATATATAACCCTCTCTCGGAGTTTGAAGGTTTACCCTCTATGTATAATCCTATCTCACTCTCGGTATCCTTACTCCCCTGCAAGTACAATACTCTTTCACTATCACTTGTGGTTTTACCATATATCCATAGACCCCTTTCACTACTTGAAGTTATTTTACCTTGAATATAAATATATCTTTCCTGTGCTTCATATACAACTCCTGCTAGGTATAGCCCTCTTTCGCTAGTAACTTCTACTTTCCCTTCTAGGTATAGGGTTCTTTCAGAATTAGATGTGCTTATTCCCCTAAGGTATATTCCTCTATCTGAGTAATCCCCACCTGCTCCCTGAAGGTATATTCTTCTCTCTGAGGACATTCTTCCTTCAATATATAACCCTCTCTCACTAGTAGATGGAATACCTGAGATATATAATCCCCTCTCGGATGAACTGTCATCAGTACCTCGTATCCATAAGTTCCTCTCACTATTAGAAGTATCAGCCCCCTCTATATAAAGATGCTTTTCCGATTCTGTTGAAACTTTCCCCTTTATATATAAAGTCCTCTCACTATTTCCAGATGTCTTTCCAGAGATGTATAAACTTCTTTCAGAAGAACTCTCTACCGAACCAACCAAATACAAACCTCTTTCTGAAGAACTGACATCAATACCTTCAATATATAATCCTCTTTCTGTATTAGAACCAATAGAACCTTGAATGTATAACCCTCTTTCATTACCTACTGAAGCATCTCCGAATCCAATGTTGAAGTAATCAGTTGATAATATCTGAACACCATCTAAATACAGACCTCTTTCAGAATTGGATACAACCCTACCTTCAAGGTAAATACCCCTTTCTGAACTGTCAGTATCAACACCCTCTAAATACAATACCCTCTCTGAACTAGATGTTAGTTTGCCTTCAATATATAACTCTCTCTCACTTCCAACTACTCCTCCCCCAGATATATACAACCCTCTTTCTGAACTCTCAGAAATTGAACCTTGTAGATAAAGTGTTCTTTCTGAATAGGTTGTATCAATCCCCCAAATGTATAACCCTCTCTCAGAAGAATCTAAAACCCTTCCTTCTAAATACAAATCCCTCTCTGAACTTGAGGTTAGTTTCCCTTGTAAATATAAATTCCTTTCTGAGTCCGAAGTATCAATTCCCCAGATATACAAATTCCTTTCTGAACTTGAGGTGTTCTTTCCTGCTATGTATAACAATCTTTCACTACTAACTACACCACCACCTGAAATGTACAATCCTCTCTCGGAATCAGTATCAATATAACCCTCTATGTATAATCCCCTTTCTGAGTTGCTATCAATAGAACCTTCTAAATATAACAATCTCTCACTACTTACTAACCCACTACCTGAAATGTATAACCCTCGCTCTGAATTAGTATCTATATAACCCTTTATATATAACCCTCTCTCGGAATCGCTGTCTATTGAACCTTCAATATACAATCCTCTCTCGGAGTTTGTAGTCAGTTTTCCCTGTAGATATAATCCTCTTTCTGAGTTAGATGTTAGTTTTCCCTGTAAGTATAGT